GAGGCGTTGGCAGCATGATTGCAACATATTTTATAACAGCCCTAGTGATGCTGAATGTTCAGCCTCCCTTGGGTTGGATACAGTATACCTATCCTTATACTGATAAAGAATTGTGTGAGAAATATATTGGAGAATTTAAAGATACATTATCTCTATCAATTAGTAATCATTTTAAGCATAGGATGGTGAGCATTCAAAAGTTTGAGTGCATCACCAGAGATGAAGCAGTAGAACGCAACTCTAAACTAGGACATTAGGAGAAGATAATGGCTGATGAAGAACTAGATGAAAAAGATTTAAAGATTAAAGCTCTTGAATCAGAACTAGAACAACATAAAAAATTATTTAACATACATAGAGCAGGGCTACAACCCTACCTTGATGGTATAGTTAAAGAGATAGTATCTAAATTACACATTACATATAAGGAGAAGTAAATGTTTATAGTATTTTCTATGATAACAAATCTTATTTTTTATATAGAGAACAAAGAGTTCTTCGATGAGGTACATAAACAGACAACCACTAACCCTGATCTGGAATGGAATTATGTGGGAAAACAAAAGGTTAACCCCAATGTTAAATCTATTACAGTAGGAGATGACTACATTTATTTTAGGTTGGAGGAGAAGTAAGATGAGTGTCATCGAAGGTAAGGTATGGGGTAGTACAGAACCTATACTGCAATCACCAGCCGTAGAAGTACATAGAATTAAGGTAGATCTTGGAGCGTATTGTTCACAACATAAGCATCAATCAAAGATCAATATGTTCTATGTAATTAGCGGTGAGTTAGAGATCCAGAGATGGAAAGACTATGGTTTATGTGACAGCACTCATCTGTTTGCTGGCGATACTTCTATCGTACCAGCAGGAGAGATGCATAAGTTCATAGCTCATCAAGAGACAGAAGCTTTGGAGATCTACTGGGCTGAGTTAAATCATAATGATATCCAACGAACTAATACAGGTGGAGCATCATATGAAGCTAAAGAAGACGGCTCAATACTGGGCAACTTATTTACAAAAGTAGAATAGGAGAAGAGAATGAATAAGCCTAAGAAAGATACTAGGCAGTACACAAGCAATACTGGCCCAAAACAAAAGCAGTATCTTAACAAAAAGAAATGGACAGGAACTCTTGACGGCCAGCCTTGGTCAAAAGCTAATGGTAAATATAAACATGACAACCCCGAAAGAAAGAGAGCATTCAATAGTTTAAGAAAAACTATAGTAGGTTCCGATGGTAAGAAGATGCGGCTTGCTATTACAGATCCTCTACATCCAGACTATAATCCAGATCGACATTGGTCAACTCTAGTACCAGATCTAAACATCGCCAGACAACTTCCTAAAAATACCAAGTCTATTAAACCGCTTCATCCAATGTTAAATAAAATTAGAGAGGAAGACAAAGAAATATATGCTGTCTCAGATAACAAACAGTCTGCTTTAAAGCAAGGATTTGTTTATGTTCTCTCCCATCCTAAGTTCTCTCCTTGGTGTAAGATAGGACACAGTAGAGATCCAGAACGTAGGCTATCAACCTATAATACAGGTTGTCCTACTCGAAGTTATACCCTTGACGGTTATGAATACTTTGAAGATCGTGTTAAGATAGAAGAACATATCCATAATATTGTGGAACGTGATGGCTATACAAGGAAAGGAGAATGGTTCAATTGTCCTTCACAATATGTACTAGATTTATTAAAACAATTCCCTTTTAAATAAACTATAGGAGGTTACTAATGGATATCTTATTATTACTATTCCTTTTACTATAGGAGAAAAGAATGTCTTATATTATTGTTCATGTAGATGATCCAAAAGATCTAAGATCAATGGATATACTACCTGATGAAGAAGGCGAAGGTGTTCAGGTCTTTGATAGTAAGACAGAAGCTTCAAGATTTTTAATGCAACTGGGTTATGGAAAAGACCTCTGGTTTAATTCAGACATTCATATAGTGAGGCTTCACTAATGAAAAAAGTATTACTTTTATTACTTATATTTATGGTCTTTATTGTGATGATGGCCTCAGCTAAAGCAGATAACTTTAATTGTTTGGTTGAGGCTGTCTATCATGAGGCTAGGTCAGAGAGTTTACTAGGTATGCTTAGTGTAGCTAATGTAATACTAACAAGAAAAGAAAGTAGCAACTATCCCAATACAATCTGTAAGGTAGTACATCAAGGTAAGTATTGGAAAGACACTCCTGTTAGGGATAAGTGTCACTTCAGTTATTGGTGTGATGGTAGACCAGAAAGGTTTACAGATATAGCAGGGTTAATTAAATCTATTAATGTTGCAGAGATGGCACTTAAAGGTATACAAGTAAAGCAAACTGTTGGTGCTACCCACTATCATGCCAGCTACGTAACCCCCAGATGGGCATCTGATCCAAGCTTTAAAGCTTTAGGTTCAATAGGTAAGCACCTATTCTACATTGACATGAGGGAATAAGAGGAGTATACTATGCGAACTACAAATGAAATCCTTCACAAAAATATTGAGACTTTAAAGCAACAGCTAGAGGAGAAAGAAGAAACTATAAAAAAATTATATAAAGAATTATCTAAGTTAAATTATAAACGAGCAAACCAAAGTTGGGTAGAGTAATGACAAAAAATTTATGGGAAAGAGAACGTAATAATATATTTCAACATCTAGTAAAACAATACAGGGATGAAGGGTACTCTCATAAGGAAGCAAAATCCTTAGCAAAACAGGAGGTCAACGAGGTGATGGAAGACAAAGAAAACTTTGTACAGAATATATTAAAGGAAAGTTTTACTGATGGATAGATGGAAAGTAGTTCTGGAAAAAGACTACGGTGATATTGTTGTTGATTATTTTAACAGCAAGAGAGAAGCTCAAGCTGAGATTAAAAACAGATATCATCTGTGTAAACATCTAGGCTATGAGCCTGATCTTGAATATAAAATTATTAAAGAAAGAGGATCACCCAAAAATTAATTAACATACTGTAGAGGGAGTACTTACGTACTCTACAGTATGTTAATTAAATCATTGAAAGGAGTGGAGATGCTTAACCGAAAAGGGCCATGCCCTAGTTGTAGTTCCAGTGATGCCCATCATCTATATGATGACGGTCATTCATATTGTTATAGTTGTAAGACTAGATTTTCAAATGGTACAGCAGAGGTTATTCCTATGAATGTAGAAGTTAGCTCCAGTTTAAAGTCCTCTGGACAGGTGTCTTCAATCCCTGACCGAAGCATTAGCAAGGACACAGTTCAAAGGTTTAATACCTTGGTTCAGTTAGCTGATGGAGGAAAAGTAACCCATCATATATACAGATACTTTGATGAAGATAACAATCACATAGCTAATAAGGTACGCAATGCCCTGACTAAAAAGTTCTGGTCAGAAGGTAACATCTCTATGGCTGGTCTATTCGGACAGAATATATTCAATCAGTCTGGTAAATATATCACAGTATGTGAAGGTGAAGTAGATGCTATGTCTGCCTATGAATTAATGGGTAGCAAATGGCCTGTAGTTTCCATCAAGAATGGAGCCGCATCTGCCGTAGAGAATTGTAAGCAAGCCTTTAATTATCTTAACAAGTTCGAGACTGTAGTCCTCTGTTTTGATAACGATGCTCCCGGTAAAGAAGCAGCACAACAGGTAGCCCAGCTATTTGAACCTAACAAGTGTAAGATTATGGCTCTTGAATTTAAGGATGCGAATGAGTATCTGCAAAAAGGAAGGCGTGAAAGCTTTACTCAGGCATGGTGGAACTCCAAGCCTTATACACCAGCAGGTATTATAAATCTTGCAGACCTTGGGGAGTCCCTCTATGAGGAGAACTATAATGAAACCTGTCTGTATCCTTGGCCTAAGATGAATGAGAAAACCTATGGTATGAGGACAGGAGAACTCATTACGTTTACCAGTGGTGCTGGCATGGGTAAGAGTAGTATCATTAGGGAACTCATGCATCATATTATGTTAAGTACTCTGGATAATATAGGTGTACTTTGTATGGAAGAAAATGTGAAGCATACAGCCTTTAATCTTATGTCAGTTGAAGCGAATGCTCGACTATACATCAAAGAAATAAGGGATCAGTATACTACTGAGCAACTTAGGGAGTGGCAGAAGAAGACCATTGATAGTAAAAGGTTTTATGCATTCGATCACTTTGGTTCTATATCTAACAATGAAATCCTAGATAGAGTAAGGTATATGGCTAAAGCTCTGGACTGTAAGTGGATCTTTCTGGATCACCTCTCCATACTGGTATCAGGGAACGAAGAGTTTGGAGATGAAAGAAAGTCTATTGATGTACTAATGACCAAGTTAAGATCCCTTGTAGAAGAGACAGGGATAGCACTCTTACTGGTGTCTCACCTACGTAGACCAGCAGGAGACAGAGGCCATGAGGATGGCAGAGAGGTCAGCCTGTCGCATCTTAGAGGGTCAGCTAGTATAGCTCACCTATCTGATAGTGTTATAGCCTTGGAAAGAAATCAACAAGCAGAAGACGAGCATGAGGCTAACACCACTACTCTTCGTATACTCAAGAATAGATACACAGGAGACACTGGTATTGCCTGTTACCTCCACTATAATAAGGAGACAGGTAGGATGTCTCAGGTTGATAATCCTTTTATGGAGGATGAGGATGCCGTATAGTGATCCAGAAGTTCACAGAGTAAGCAACATGAATAGAAAAAGGTATTTATATATTCATGAACCTTGGCGAGCAAAGTGTTGGAGTGCTAGAGAAAAAGCAAAAGATCTAGGATTAGATTATAATCTTGACTACGAGTATGTTAAAAATTTATGGCCTTCAGATAACAAGTGTCCTGCCCTTGGTATTGAACTTAAACAAGGAACTAAGGGAAAACCTATTGATAGTTCACCATCCCTAGATAGAATTCTTCCTGAGTTAGGATACATAAAAGGTAATGTACAAATAATCTGTAATTTAGCTAATAAGATAATGTCTAGTGCTACACCAGATCAGGTTATGGCAGTAGCCAAACATTATAAAAAAGTAACAGAGGAAAATAATGCAGCCTAGAGAACAAACAATTGGCTGGCTTTCAGCTAATATTCCTGATATAATTGTAGACCCAGATACTTCAGAGTTTAATATTAAGTGTCG